TGTATATTGTGCAGTCGGAGTTACTGATATATTTGGACTTGCAAGATAACCACCAGCACCACCGCCACCACCCCAATCGACAGCCGGCTGATACCCACTACCACCGCCACCACCACCGACAACAAGATACTCAACACTTGTTACACCTATAGGCACAGTCCAAGTTGAACTTTCTGAGAATATTTGAACACCATTAAAAATTCCAGACGGCACTTCCTCTGGCCATATACCAGCAAGTCTTGCTATTTGTGCTTCACTTAAAGACCAAATTCCTGTGGCGGTACCTTGCCCAATACCACCACCAGTGGTTAGGTTTCGTGTGCCAATAATTCCGCCATTAAATCCCTTAGCCATTAACTAATTTCCTCAAACGATGAGATAAAGTGTAAACGATTATTTGCATCAGCCCTGACTCTGATGTTATCACCTTCTTCCAAGTAAAGTGATTTTGACAGAATATCAAGTGATGATTTGGCAGGTACAGTAACTACATTTGCAATTGCATAAACTGAGTTGCCAACACCTGTGCTTGTGTTTTGTGCGCCAAATTTAAACAGTTCAACCGATACGTTACCAGAATTGGATCCGTCAACATTAGACACAATCAGTGTATTAACCTTAAACACTTTATTTGAGTTGACAGGATTAACAATCACTGACGATGAAACTGTCGTAACGTTGGCGACGTTACTTTTACCTCTGATATCTGTTACGCTAACAATGTTTGGCGCTGCCATTTATTAACCTCCGAATATGATCGAACTTACAATGCCCGAACTTGAAATTTTTAAATTTGCTTCCGCTGAAAAATTATTTGATGAAATTGCATTTGTTGTAATCAAATTTCCAGTAATTTGACCAGCAACAATATTATTCGCACGAATAGCATTTACTGCCATCTTTGTGCCAGTAACCGAACCATCAGATGGAACTTGAGTTGATGAGCCAGCACCTAAATGATGAATAACAATGTTATTTACTCCCGTGGCAGGCGCAGAAGTAAAAATAATTAAATCACCGTTTAATATATAATCAACATTGGGTACTTTATACAAACCACCAATGAAAACTGCAATTGCAGCAACTCCAGCCGGGGCTCTAATCAACGGTCCAAAAGTTGTAGTTGCATCATCACCACTGTAGATATTAACTACATGTGGTACTGAAGTTACTTGATTGCCAATATATGACATTTAATTTCCTATTATTCGTATGTCGGTCTTACTGGTGGTTCACCTGCTGGTGTGGGAAACTTGTCATTGATTTCTTTGATTGACTCATAGAACTTTGTTCCCTTGCCTGGAATTTCACTGTTATCCATTGCTTCCCATAAATTGTTTACTATAGTTACAATATCAGGATAGTTTGCAGCACGATCAATAAAGTGCTGCCAGTATTCAATAAACTTATTCTGATATTCCAATTCTTTAAAAATCTCTTCTTTAGTTGGTGGTTTTGTTCCCGCCTCGTCTTCCCATCTTGTAAACTCAAAATGACCACCAGATGCAGACATATCATATCTTGCACTTGGTCTGAGTGCTTTAATTGCAGTGTCAATACCACATACAAGTTTGTTGTTGTTTCCTACCAAATATTGTGCATAAGAAATTTGTTCGTTATTCATTCAATCACCTCTAATTAAATAAAAGTATTTATTGTAAAAAAGTTATAGTACCAGAGCCAGTAAATTGATATAACCAAGATGAGCCTAAGTTAGTTTCGGTTGCGCTACCTGTCGTGCTTGATGCCCTAATTACACTTTTAAATATAACAACTCCACTTGCTCCAGATAATACTGTAGGACCCACAATACCACCATCGCAACCACCAGCACCGCCACCACGATTTGCTAACGGTGCTGATGCATTTGCAGCACCACCTGGAGCATTTTGAGTTCCGGCTCCACCACTACCGATACCAGCACCCCCTGCTCCATATGTAAGAGATGAACCTGTAATTGCGCTAGATATTCCCACTCCACCAGCACCACCAACATAACTAGGAAAACCACCTGCACCACCCGCACCACCCGCACCACCTCCACCACCAGAAGCAGAAGCAGAAGATGGATTGGCAGAGCCGCCTCCACCATTATTACCTAATGGCGGATAGCCTGCTGCACCCGTAGCAAAAACACCATTCCATTGTGGTTGTGCGTAACCACCGCCACCCGAACCACCAGGCAGTGCTGATCTTAAAGATCCGTTACCAATTTGGACTGGATATCCAAAAAATGCCCCACGACCACCACCATCACAAACAACATTTGACCAAACAGCCGGATTATTAAATGTAATTGAAGAGTTTGAACCGGATGATGAACCTGAACCACCACCACCAACTGTTACTTGAAGCACTGCTCCAACAGCAGGAAAGGCTAAACCTGTTCTTAAACCACCACCGCCACCACCGCCACCTTGTGCATAGATGTTTTGACCAGACCCATCATAACTTCCACCACCACCTGCTAAAACGAGATATTCAATAAAAGACGGTTGAGTAATACCCAAAGAAGGACCCGTCATTCTTCTAAGTGTTACTCTATTTGCGGTGATTCTATTTAAAGCCATTCAAAACTCCAGTTAATAAATCTCTGTACCAAAAGCCGAAAAACTCATTAATGAACTATTTGCATTTACCGAAATGTTTGAACCAGCATTCATTGTAATGCCAAGTGTTAGTGTAATTGAATCTCTGGCGGGGCAATTCACACGGTATGCAATATAGTTTGTGTTAGAAACTGCAACACCAGAAACATTCACAGCAATGCTAAATGAGTTTCCAACACCATCGGATTCATTTAAATTAGCAATTGTAATTGATGAGATAATTGCGGAATTACCAACAGGAACCCGATAAAGATTTGTCAACGTATTGGCTGTTGGATTTGACTGCCCTAAAATTCTATATGATCTTGCCATTTGTTATTTTCCTTTTACATTCCACCAAACAAAAATGCATCATCAAAAATGTCTGGTGGGGACACAATGTTGTTACCACTAACCGCATTGTTTGCTATTAAATTACCAGTAATTTGAGTCACTCCAATTTTATTACCTAAAACAGCACCATCTGCGATTTTTGTTGTTGTGACTGCGCTAGTAGCAATTGCGGTTTCAGTTACAGCGCCAGGTAAAATTTGTGATGCTGAAATTTGATTATATGTAATTGCTACTGGTGCAAGATATCTGACAGTAATATTGTTAGTGCCAAGAGATGGTGCCTCATCAAATGTCATTAAACCATTCGTCACAGTGTAAGATGTTGTTGGTGTTTGAATGACACCATTTACAACAACTTCAATATCATTGGCACTATCAATGTCTCTTGTTAAAGTAAATTGAGTGCAAGCACCTGTACCGTTAAAACTATCAACGGTTATTGTAAAAGCATTTACTTCAGGTTCGTTGCCAATGTATGACATTAGGAAATCTCCAGAACTGAAGCAATGACATCAGCGGAAGATGCTACAGATGTATTTACTGCTAAGTAATCTCCTGCTTCCAACACAAGTTTTTGATCGCCACCAATAGGTACTAATGCACCACCGGGAGCAATCGTAGCACTCTGAACCAAATACACGTTCGGTGCGGCAGCACCAGCGCAGGTTAAAATAACGTTTGCAGCGATTGGTGAACTTGTAATGTTAGCGATTGTCATACCGATAACTGTGGCTTGCACACCAGCAGCAGCCGCATATACGTTCTGAGCAGTCGTTCCTGCCGCTTTGAGAACACTGTTTTTAAAATTGTTAGCCATTAAATCCTCTGTTTTTCTTCAGTATTTATTTAACCTAAGGCAATCGCAAATGCAATTGATGAGTCAATTGCTGCTGAAATTGTGCCATAAATTGCAGTATTTGCTTGACCCACCAAGAGTGTAATGTTACCTGTGCTTGTATTTAAGTTTGCTGCATTAACAGAACCAGCAACACTTAAATCATCAAATCCAAGTGAGTCTAAAGTAACGTTACCAGATATTGATAGATTACCATAAATGAATGCATCACCACCGACCGCCAGATTGCTTGTGATATTTACACTTGCGGCATTACCCGTGAGTATTAATCCACTTGTGACGTTCAGTGTGGAGATATTCGCCAATGGCGCAACGATGCTACTACCAACATTCAGTGTCGTTGTAACATTTGCCCTTGTAATATTACCAGATATAGTTACATTTGAAGCAAACGTATTTCCAACAACAACTAAAGTTTGAGCAATATTTGCATTACCTGCCACAGCCAAATCATTAAAACCAATGGCATCTAAAGTCGTATTACCTGAAATGGTCAGATTACCGTGTAAGAATGTATCACCACCAACAAACAATCTATTAGTAACATTAACCGAAGTTATGTTTGCGATTACGTTAGCATTTCTACCAATCGTTATATCTCTAGGTACCGTAACATCATTGTCTAAGAAAAGAACATTAGCAAGATTTGCGGTGTTTGCTCTTAGTGTATTAATGTTTGCTAATGTGCGAACATTCAGAGAAGCAGCAGAACCTTCGATAAAAATCGAAGAGTTCATCACAAAACCACCGCCCGTATTATCGGTCAGATTATTTGCAACCGCAACAAGAGTAGATGTTGTGGTTAGCCACTCTTCAAAAGTATTGGCTGTTGAAAGTTGATCTATTGCCATCTTATGTTCTCGTTACAAGTTGTTGAAGAAGATTCTTAATTTCTGATATGTCATCTTCTAATTTATTTACTTTATTTTCCAGTGTTTGCTTCTCTTGTAGTTCTTTTAATTTTTGTTCTCTTTCTGCATAATAAAGGGCAAATTCTTCCTTGTTGACATTCAGAAGTGCTTTACTTTCTGTGTCACGATAAAAATTTTGATTGTCTTTTATTTGAACAAACATATTTAAACCGTAGCCTCTGGCAAAGCAACAACACGTAATTGAGAAACTAAAGGCACATTAACTGTGCTTGAACCAAACATAACTATCTTAATTGCAAATGACATAAAGTCTTTATATTCAACACCATTAGCACCAGTGTATCTTACTCTATTATTTGGGATACCTGACCCATAAGTTCCTGGAGCAAAGATCACTTCAAAAAAATCACCTCTGCCATTAGAAACGGCATTGAGTGATGTTGAGTTTTCTGTCATTAATTGATAATTGTTGTCATCGAATTCAGAAGAATCTGATTCAGAAAGTAACTTGTAATACACAAGAATTCCTGAACCCGGTGGGCGATAAATGTCCATATACACACGTAAATCGCCAGCATCAAAACCAGGAGCAAGTTTCACACGTTTCGTAATATAACGAATATTTGAATTACCCCCTGACGATTTATCTTCACCATTATACACTGCGGTAGCACCCGAACCACTACCACCAGAAATTGTCAATATTGGTGAAGTATAATAACCTGAACCTGGATTAGTTAATTCAAGTCGAACAATTTTATCTCCATCGGTTACTGCTCTTGCAGCGGCACCACGATCATCGTTTGTTCCATCTGGGTAAGTAAACGTTACGCTTCCATTTGTTGTGTAGCCAGAACCTTGATTTACAACGATAAACCCTGTATTTTGTAACTCCATATTATTGATTCTATTTTCAATCGTCAGAAGGTTTAGACGAGTGATATCAATCATTGGAGAAACATCTGGATTATTTGTTGTAAGTGTAGTTCTTACTAAAAACGTGGTATTTCCTGTGGTTTTATTAAGAATTCTTCTACCAAAACCATCATCACAACTATAGTCTCTATTTTTGATTAAAGGTAAAAGTTCATGAGTTCCGCCTGTGTTAAGTTCAGAAATGAACTCATAAGAAACATCAGCACCCGATAGAGTTGCATCTGTAGACATAAGTTGGAAAGTATCAAAAACAGTATTTGCCGAATAATCTGTCATATCAACTTCAAAGAAGCCTTGTCCAGTACCATTTGTAAACACTCTTTTCTGAATACTAAACATGATGTCTTGTTCTTGATCGGCAGTCCAAGTAGAACCGTTTTGTGATAAGAACAGAGACCCTGTATAAGGTTGTTCTGAAATCTTCACAGTAGTTCGAATATCGGTTGCACCAATTTGAGCAATATAACACTCATATCCATTACTATTTGAAACAAGTACAAATGAATGTTCTCCTGGTAGTAACAATATTGGAACATCAAATTTAAACTCAGTGTATTTGTTTGAATCTGTTACATCAGGATTATCAGTTATTGTTACTTGATCTGGAGTCAGAGTTTTTTCGGCATATGGATAAACCACAGCAGAAGAAGGGTACCCGTTATCAACTGGTCGGATTTGACAAGTCACTGGAGCAGATATGTCTTTTGTTTTAAAGCAAACACGAACAGAATCAATCACGATACCTTGTGGATATTGATTTGGATTAATCAGGAATGTTTGTGCAAGAGGATCGTAGTATCCAATAACAACGTTGTTCCTTCTAGTTGTAACGACCGATGATTTAATTGAAGTAACTGTCTCTGTTGTGGATTCATTTACGGTTGATCTTGAAACAGTAGGAGTAAAGACTGTAACAGAAGTTGATTGTTTAGTATCTACTTGACCCTGTGACAAAAACTTCGCATCTCCATTTGTTCTGGAGTTTTCAAGGTTATTAAACGCATCATCAATTAAGCGTAAAACTTTTTCACCCGTTCTAAACACATCTGCGGGTAAAAAGAAAATAGCGGCTGTTGTGCCTTCTTTTGTTGTCTCTAAATCTCCTATTGTATAAACAGAAGTTGAATCTGGATTAGTTGTCCAAGTTCCATTAATTGTTGCAACACGTGTAGAAGAATCATATGAACTTATTGTAACAGACTGTCCCTTACCTGTTCCAGCAAGAATTAGAATTCTCTTATTCACATAATCGGCAGCATTAGTAGCACCACCAGCAGAAAGAGCAAGTGTGATTGTAGTAGCCGAACCAGCAAGAGCAATACCTGTTTGGTGATACCATTTGTCTGCTCTATATGTTCTTCCTGTAATATCACCTTTAACCCAAATACCATTTGTTGCACACTGATCCCAAGAACCAAACGATGCTGATGGTTGCATATTTACAGAGAACAAATTGTTATTTGAGGTCAATGCTGCACCACCAATTCCAATTACTGTGTCTGTGCTTAAAAGTTCTGTGTTTGAAGATGCTCTATAAAAAGTTACAGTTTCAGAATTTGAAATTGTTGTTTGATATTGCAAGTTATTTTGAACCATCTCAAAACGATTTACTTTTGCAATTTTATCATTAACATTTACATTATCAAAAAATGCATTAAGTGTCGTAAACGGTTTGAATTTGCTACCTATAACCAATATGTTTCTTGCTCTCATAAACTGAACAATACTTACATCGATCAATCTGTCACCAAAAGATTGGGTAAGTTGTTTAGGTACAATTGTGCTAATAATATTGGTGCGTGTTTTGTCTAATGTTTCAGTTACAACTTCTTTTTTTCTTTCGGTAAAATCAACTGAGGCGGTGACCGCAATGAGGCCACCGCCAGTGGGTTTCCCACCACTGTTTTCGAATCCTTTTGCCCAACTATCATTACGATCGGTGCCGTCTTTATTTACAACATTTATACCAAGAAGTTCTCTCTGACCAAATTCCACAGCCTCAACACCAACAACTTGAGTGTTCCAGTTGCCATAATCAGTAAACTTCATTGCTGACCATGCATCTGCTGCCTCAGCACCACCGGACAAATCAATATTTTGTGATTCTAAACGAGTTTCGGAACGCCAGACATCAGAAGGCGGGTCAAGAACAATTGACCCAATATAATTAACAATATTAAATGGGTTAATATTCATTGTTTTTGATGCTCTGTTCTGCACAACAAAAGGAGTAATTGTTGAAGAAAGCAACATCAATGGTCCATTAATCTCAACATTTTGATTTGAAGTTGAATTATTGGAAAATACTCTTGTTGAAGCAAGATTAAATGAACCACGTAGAGTGCGTGTAACAATATCAATTGCTGAATTAAAATCAGGTTTTACTATATCAGCAGCACTTTTATCGATGAACGAATCAACAAATACACCATTTTTTGGTCTTGCTATACCAAATGAATCACGAACTGTTCTATCGTTTTTATTGATTGTGGCAAGTTCAGCAATTGATAAAGATGTATATAACTCCAGATTTTGTATTCTCTTATCCAATCTGGCAATATCTTTCATTGTATATCTTCTGTGATTAAATGCTTGAATTTTTACAGAAGAAATTATGGTTACATATGGAGGATAAGTCAAAATATACAGAGTCATTGAATCATCTGGTTCAACTGGAACAACAGGATTAAATGCAGGAACTCCTTGTAATACCAGAAACTCTCTATTTTTCGTTAAAACAATTCTGTCAATTCTAGGTAAATAATACTCAAAATCCATTAGAACATCTAAACCTGGTTCGGCAACTTTTGGTCCTAAAACGGCTTCATCAACATCCAAAATAAAGTTTCTTGCAATCGTGTCTGCTGATGCACTACTTCTAACTGATGCTCGAACCGGACGAAAATCTAAGTAATCCCTCAAGAAAATTTTTGCACCACTTTGCAGCGTGTAGATGGGTATCATATCATAACTGACACCTCTACCGCCATTTTCTTGTGTACCAAGTCTTGTATAAGAATCAATATCGAAATATCCAGAACCGTTTGAAGAAAATCTATTATAACGAATAACTAAAGGACCTATTGGTGCGTTTTGTCCGGGTCTTAAAGTAATCGATGACCAATCATAATAAGAATCCTTTTGTCCAGTATTCAAAATATATCTGGCAGTAACGTTTGATGACTCGGTGAGAGCATTGTATACAGATGTAGTTACGTTAGCACCATTTAAATCAAAAATAGCATTAATTGAATGAACATCCGTTACGTATAACCATTGTGGTTGCCCTGGTCTTCTTTCAACTATTGATTGATTGATAATAGTTTGACCATCAAATGGAGCCACGTTCGCATTATTGTTAGCAGCAAAAACTTTTACGTAAGTTCCTAGGCCTATACCCCATCCTGGGTCAACTAACTGGGTGTTTGCTTTAACAAATGTTTTTGTTTTTGAAGTTGGGTTAGAAGCATTTACAACAGCATAAATGTTTGCTGTCATATTCGCACCATCTGTTACCGTGATTGTTCTTGATGAAGTATCAACAGTAAAGTTTTCAGCCGGAATAGTTCTACCTACTTGATACCAACTTGTGCCAGAATTAGTTGGGATAACTTGATAATATCTTTGTTTTGAATCAGTTGTAGTTGCACTTTGTAGAGTTTCACCAGTACCTAAAGATAATGCTTGCGATACTCCGCCGGTAAATGTGACAGTTTGATATAATCTCTTATATGAGTATGAAAAATCACGTATAGTATTATCAGCAACATTTTCTACACCAACTCTAATTAACAAAGGTTCTCTTATTGTATCTCTAATTGAAGCAGGCTGAAATAGCCCTTTAGATTGAACAAGTGTGGTTGTAGATACACCAATTTGTTCATCTTTTGATAAAGGTGAAACATTTGCCAATGCAATACGAGAATTTCCAGCACCCAATCTAACAAGAGATTCAGCATCAGCGAATTTAGGATCAAGTATGAATCTAAAATTGGCTCCAACTGCGGTGCTAAAAGGTGGGAAAACGGTAGCAGTTAAACTTGATCCAACATAATCAGTAATGATTCTTGTTGAATTATCGCTAGGTGAGTTTAGTGGCGCACCACCAACAATTCTCAATGACAAGCCTTTATATACATCATTATTTGCAGCAAATCCAGTAGGAAATACCACTGTGCTTGTGGAGCCACCTGTTGCATTTATACCATAACCACCATTTGCCGCTATAGGACGAGTATTTACATCAGTTAAATATACTTTGTAAATATAGTTATTACTCTCACTTGTGTTGCCCGAAACGGAATAAAAAGAAACAACTTTAATTTTTGTGTTTCCAATTGTTGTGTTTGCGTAAATTGCAGCATTTCCTGTTCCAACATAATTAGTTATTTGACCGGTATTCAATAATGAAATATCGGCATTAGCATATTGGTTTGTTGCAAAATTACCATACATGCCATTGGCAAAAATATAATAACCGTAATCAACCTCAACTCTACGATTTTCTACAGTCTCCGTAGTTCTTGGTTTTGGTACAGTTATTGTTGTTGGTGCATCAGTTCTAAATTCATAACCTTTAATATATGCTTTACCTGAACCTAAAGTAACATTAGCAAAAGCCGAATTCGAAACGCTGTCGGTGAGTTCTAATGGGAAATTTTTAATAACATAATCACCAGACTCATCTTCTGTTCTGCGGGCAAATTCATCACCTAAAGAAGCATAGATTGGAGTATTAACAGTTTTTTGTGGAACACCACCATCCATGATGCTTAACTCCACAAATTGTTTCAAATCTGTGCTACCAATCGGTCTTGTCTCCAGTGTCATCAAAACTTTATAGCGGTCTGCACCTGGTGCTTGGAAATTTGAAGAGCCTTGTGCTGGATCAAGAAGTGTAGTGTCTTCTGTATAATCAACCAAATCTTCACTCACAGAAAAACCAACAATTGCACTACCCTCACGACTGTATTTGTCAACCGCCACACTTTGTGGCTGTACTTTTACAAAAATTCCATCGTAATAAAATACACCTTCATTTACAGAAAATGATTGACAGTTTCCAGTAGCATTTGCCGAAGCAGTATTTGCATAATAAGTTATTGCTTGTGGGTCAGTATTTGAAGTGTAGATAGTTTCATTAACTGTAAATGGATCGCCATATAATTGATTGACAATAAATGTGATTGGCTCATTATTTGCACTAACAGCACCATACGATTTTAAAACATATGCACGTTTTGTATTGGCCGAATTAATAATTACTTGTTTATCAAAATTTAAATATGAAATATCTTGGCCGGAATAACTTGAAGCAATGTTAATATACGCTACATTTTGAATTGTGATTTGCCCACCTGTAACTACGGAACCAGTTTTGAACACATGGTCGCCAAACTTTTTAATCTGATCTTGTAAGGTACTTTGAAGTTGCGTCAATTCACGGGATTGAACAGCATTTCCCGGCTTAAACAAAACCCTATAATAATTTTTATCGTCGTCAAAATCGTCGTAGTAAGGATCTTGATTAAAATTTGTAGTAAGTGCCATTTATTAACCTTTAAAATCTAACAATAAGTTTGATATTTTCAGCCTGACCTTCTGCTCTTGTGGTCTTAGTCGCATTTTGCGTATATAAAATATCACCTGAATATGGTTCAAATTCTGGATTCTGTACAGTTACAACCAGACGATCAGAAACACCAGAACTAGCTCCTCTCAAAAGAACACCGGTTCTAAATGTACCTCTCACATTCGTCAATCTAACTTGATCAAATGTTTGATCTAAAACTGAACCATGAGCAATCGTGTTGGCTGCCGAAGTATCATTAGGTAAACCTTGATAAGCAAATTCATCAATCGAATAACTCGAACCAGCGGTTATCGTTAAGACAGTTGCTTGAGAGACAACCGGACTAGCATTAGCAGGTGATACAACCGTAGATTCACCATATTTATGAGGGTTTACAAAGATACCATATTGTCTAAAAGTTGTATTTGCTGGTATCTTGCCATTTTCAGTTGAATCGATTTCACCAATTCTTGATACAACCATAACACTATTTGCACCCAATTCTCTTGCTGGATTGTATGCGTGACCATATTTCATATCACGAATTACACGAATAGACGCATTTGAACCTGTACCATAAACAAAAGCATTTGCTCTTGAATAATTAATTCCAATCGTAGTTACAGTTACTTTAGTTAAAAATCCATTAGCATTAATTGATGCGGCAGCCACGGCACCAGTTCCATCACCATCGATAAAGATTCGTGTTGTTAGTGCGATTTGATTTGCGGTTGTATTTCCACCGCCAGCAGAAGTTGTCGCAGTGGATAAAAATATGTTATTATTAGGCACATCTATTCTGGAAATGAATGTGCCAGGTGCTATTCCTGTACCCGAAACTGTCATGTTGGCCGTAACGTTTGTTGTGTTGGCTAAATTCAGTCTTGTGCAACCAGAAGAAAAAACAGGAATGACTGCTACATTATTCTCATAAAAACCGGAACCCATATTTTCGACAACGATTGTTGTAAGTTCGCCATCAACAACACCAATAAGATTTATGTTATAGTCTAATTGATTTGTACTTGATGGGGCTGGAATCCAATCGTCTGCCAAAAATTTATTCGATGGCTTAACATTAAACATGTACTTCCAAATGTAACCATCAGAGGTTGCGATGTTACCATTAGAAGATGTATAATCGCCAGTAGGTTCTACGGTTGAATTTGCGGATACATTGTTAGACAGACACTTGTAAACATTTCGCTCAGATGTGAAAACATACATCGGTTTGACGTTTAGTGAATTGTTTCCAGTTAGCAACTCATCCAAGTCAATCAAATCATCATACTGTTTATACTTTGTATTTGCCGTCCAAGATATTTTAGGTATGACAAGTTCAACATCATTACCAGTAATCTTTTTGGCTGCAATCATATTTTCCCATGCAAGTTTTTCATCGTTCACGGAATCTACGATTGAATTGGGAACATTTTCGTCAAAATAAGGTAAGTGATTGCCAATAAAAACGTAACCAATTTCTGGCGCAGGTTCATAAAAAGATTCTTTAAACTGAACCGCAGAGATATATGGTATTTTTTTAGTCGTAACTGAAGTCATAAATTATATTTATTGCTTAAATATGATTGCTGTTTGTGCATTGGATGTTTGATACCAAGACACAGGATTAATTGTAATGACAGCACCAGAACCGGCACTATTAGGTGCAACATCTGGAGTATAGTAATATTCTCCAGCACCTTGCAAAACACTATTGCTATTTAGTGTAACTTTACGAATTGCACCATTACCAGGATAAACTTCAACAAGCGCATTAGCTGCGGTATTTCTACCAGTAAATCCAACGGTAATTACTGCATTTGTTTGATCGTTCGCAACAGGCGTAATTGTAAATACGGCGTTTGTATATGAGTTACTGTTTGCTGTAAGTGTCACAGAAGCAGTCTGACCAACGTTTGCCGAAGTATTAACTACTAAGTTTGCTGCTGCTTTTGCATTAGCACTATATCCTATGATAAAAGATGCTACAGTTGATGGTGACTGCAATGTATCAGTGGCCGGGTCAAGAATTCCCACAACAATAATATCTGCACCATTTGCATATAAGCCAACATGATTCACAGTGGTTCTTACAATCGCACCAAAAGCACCGTTAACCTCAACCGTACAGTTTGCACGAATGTTTGCAGTTGCTTGTGTTGTCGAAAACACCACGTTACCATTTACGTATCCCGAACCACCAACAATTGGGCGAACTTCTGTCACCGAAACGGTTGTCACATTTGGTGTCACGGTTGTTGGTGGAATTCTGTATAAACCAACATCGGTAACTACTATTGATTCTATATTAATTGCACCGTTTGAATGCACAGTATAAGTTGCATTCGCATCCCTAACAGGAAGACCACCGCTAAACACCAGATACCCATTCGCAAGACTATTTCCCGTGAAAAGATTTCCAGCAGTGTTTGATACAACCGATATTACAGAGTTTGGTGCTGTATTTAAAATAGCAGTGGGTGTAGAACCATTAGCATACAAACCAGGATCAACAATCGTAATCTTACGAATTTGTCCATCCAAAGGTTTCATTTCTAATGTGAACGAAGCATTACCAACATTTGCTGTTGCTAATGGTGTACCTTTGTATAAACCACCACTTACCAAATGCACGTTGTATACAAGGCCTTGGGAATTAACAACAATTATAGCATTTGCACCAACGTTGTCACTTCCTGCTCCACTAAATTGAACGTATCCATTTACACCATATGCAAAGGCGTTTACAGAAATTGAGTTTACTTGTGCAGATAATGGTGGGAATGTTTCAACACGAATTGTTGCTTGACGACTTGGATCACCTCCAGAAATTACAAGAACGCCATTTGAATGTCCGTTACCTGTACTGTTTACAGTAACCGAAGAAATTACAGCATTTGCGTTTGTATTTGGTCTGGCAGTTGGTGTAGATTGATACAGTCCAGAATCAATCACTTCAACTGTGTTGACAACCGTGTTTGGATGAACAATTAATCTTACGTTTGCATCTCTCAATGGTGAACCGCCAGAGAATACCAGCCAACCATTTGCATAACCTTGACCACGAATTGGTATACTAATACCATTTGCATATACAACACGATGTGGATTACTATCTGGTATAGCGATTGGTTTATTAGCATACAAACCACCAGATACAAATGTTAATGTTCGAATTGTACCATTTGAATTAAATACTTCTACGTTTGCGATTGCTGGTATTGCTTCATCTGTACCAGAGAATGTCATTACACCATTTTCATATCCAGAACCACCAGCAGTGATTGTGAGACTTGTAATTTGGCCGCCACCATTTGAAAATACTAGATAACCATTTGAGTATCCGGAACCAGCATTTGCAATTCTTAAATTAGAAATGTTTGATGTCGTAATTAAAGATGTGTTGCTGACAATCGTGTTAATTTTTCTAATTTCACCATTTACCGCAATCAGTGAACCTAATGACAAAATACCTTTTGTGTTAGCGATATTATATTTTGTACTATTTCCAGTAACAACAACTCTACCATTTCCAACATTGACTGTGCCAGCAATTGTATTTGCCGTAAAACTCTGAATTGCAACATCAGTAAGTTCAACCAGATTTTCTTTATTATATAAAGCATAGTTGACCATGCCAACAGGATGTAACAGTTGCTTCAGCATTGTTTTGTATTTGCTGAACTCTGTTTTTGAAGAAATTACATAAGAATAATCAACGTAGTAATCTTGGCCTTGAAGTTTTCTTTCGAAAGAAGACAATATAGAATCGGATGTTGTCCAACGACCGGGCGCAGAAGAATACGAGCGTTCAATTTCTGCTGTTGCTGTTGCTGTGCCATCTCCACCAACAATACTTACGGTCGGGTTATATTCATAACCAGAACCAGGATTAATAACTTTAATTGAAATAATTTGTCCATTGGCAGTAAATCCTGTTGGTGTTAATGTTTCACCATCACCTATTAGCGAATCAATTTGAATATTCGCACCCGAACCTGTATTAGAACTAACTGAAATCGTAGGAAACTTACCTTGTGTGTAACCATAACCACCAAGTGGCCAACGATCATACACACCAATTTTTTTGTTTGATGCTGAGTACGTAAATACTGATGAAACTGTAGCAATAGTGTCGCTTGTGATAGAAGAAACAATTCTAGACTCATTGTTAATATCTACAAGATCGCCACCTTTTAAATCTTGTGTAAAGAAAGTTCCTGTGCCGGTAATTTCATTACATGCTGCCGTAACTGCACCCACACCACGAATTCTACTATTAGCAGAATCAATTCTCTGAATTGCTCCACCCACTGAAATTTTACCAACAACAGCCGCCGCCATTTGACCATATGTGCCTGGTGGATTGGCATTAAAAATAACTTCATCTCCAATTTGATAATTCAATCCACCATCGTTAATTTTGTAACGACCAATTGACTTCAGACTTTTTGAATAACGAAACGGAGCATTTGCTGCATACTGTGCGCCAGCAGCATCTAAAAATGTTGAATTTTTTTCTGTAAGTGGTACAGTAGAAGAAAGAATTTTAACGTTACTTATCGGACCTACAGTGAGTGTAACATAGTTAAAAGCATTAGCAATCGAATTGGCGGCACTTATGTTTGATTTTGCAAACACTGCACCAAAATTCGAACTGTTTACGTAAACGGTGCCACCAACATTTAAACTTAAATTTGATATTACGTCTGGAGATACTTTAAATGAATTGGCTGCATTGGCGCCAGATGTGTCAATGTTATCAACAACAACAGTCATTGTTGTGAATGAACTGTTACCGTATACAGAAATAGGTGATGCGTTTGAAAATACAGCACCACCGTGAACAACACTTATGGTATCAATTTCTCCAGTAATGACTCTTTCGACTGTGCCAAAGGCATTGACTGATGCATTACCACCAAACACGAAAACTGAATCACCAACACTATAGTTATTTCCAGCATTAATTAAATTAAATTGTCTAACAATAGAAAATGTTGAAGCACGAATATCAATCGAAATGTTATTTGTTTCATCATTGATTGGTATCGTAACTATTTCACCATTTAAAAAATTGCCTCTGAGCGACTTTACATTAATTAAAAGTTCAATAGGTAAACCAAGATTCAGAGTATCAGAGATGATTCTTCGGCTTGCCGTTTCGATAATAGCAGACGCCTTTGAAGTAATGCCGGTAACTTTGCGATTGTTTAATAAATCTATATCAAAATTGTCATAATTTACATTGATTATTGATCCGTTAGCGGGAGCAACAACAAAATTTAGTTGACGGTATTCTTTATTAATAAAATAATCAACATCTGGAATTTTAAGCACATCATTTACATAAACACTTATCTCATCTTTTCCAGATTTTTGTGCCAAGTAAAATGTCTTGTTTGTTCCATTTCCAACATAACGACTTGAGATATCAGGATTAATTCTTAAACGATTATCTATTTGCCAGTTACTAGCTGATGCACGAAGAACATTATTTTTCGGTAAAATAACGTCAATGTCTTCACCAAAGACAAGTTGAAACAAAAGTTTAAATGAATTTTCAGAACCCTTTGTTCTATAAAGGGGAAGAAGATGTTTGAAAAGAAGTGCTTTGTTTGACTGTACTTCAAGTGGAACTAGCGCACCATAAGTATTATAAAAACTTTTTTCGAATCTGTCTAAAGAATCATCAACATCTCTAATGTTTCTTAACGTTTTTGCCGTTGTGACTAGATTGTTTGATGTGAGCGTAGTATTAGCCTGAGCCTCAAGAAACTCATAATATGCTTCTAAAAATAAAATAAATTTTGGATATTCGTCACGTACAAATTCAGGAACTTGACGACTAACAAGTATCGATGTTTTTAAATCTACTGACATTATACAGTTTCTAAAGTTGTACTAATTGATGTTGGATCATCTTCATCTATAGTTATAATAGTATTTTTTTGTGTACTTATAATGCCTTTTTCCGATTCAATTGAAATTCGAACATCGCCATCAACAGATTGAGTGTCTTTTATGTTTATATTAAAAATTTTAATTGTTCCCGTATCATAGTCAATTTCACCAGCATTTTCATCAACAACTTGCCTTTGGGAAAATGAGTCGTAATAAACCGTGCGAATTGTACCAGTTCTTCCATCGATGACTGCCGAAGCTGTTGCACCATATCCCCCACCACCACTAATGCTTACAGTGGCACGTGTATAATCGATACCACGATTTACAATTTCAATACTTTGTATTTGCCCATTTACTATGGTTGCTGAAGCATTTGCGCCAGTTCCATCACCATCAATTGTTACTACAGGTAAAGATGTAAATCCTGCACCAGGATTTGTAACTTGAATAGAAGAAATTCCTGAAAACGATTGTGGTATTTCATCAAATTGCACTTCACGATTAATGCCACTTGAATCTGTAACAGTAAAAATTGTTGAAGTTAATTTGTTACCAATTGTACCTCTGCGTAAAGGTGAATTAAAATTAATCGTATAAGGAGTCGATGCATTTAAAGTTGGCACAAATCTTTTCTGTAATCGAACAGATATGTTAGATCCTATAATTGAATTTATATCTACAGAGTCAACCGCATCTTGAACTTTTGATAAAATAAACTGTGAAGAAAATTTATCTAAGTTAGTTTCTTTGTAAGACAAAATTGATGTTCTTATTGCTGTTCTAAGTTGTTGCTGAGTCAAAACAGTTTTTTTAGGATCATAAGTTACTGTTGGTGAAACAAGCAAATATAAAAATTCAGGATCACGTATTACAGTTTGAATAGCAACTATTGCCTTTGGTTTAATAATTTCATCGATAATACGCTGTTTTTCTGTATCAGACAAATAGTAACCTTCTTTAGGTTTTAATGAAATATAAGCAATTCCAAATTTTGGCGGCGATTCATCTTCACCACCCCATACAGATACAGAATCAATTGATGGATAATTTTTTTGAATATATGATTCGTAGTCCGAAAAAGTTACTAAACGATTTTGTGTTGTAAATTGCAGAGGTGCGGCAAATTTAATATTGTCTACCGATTCTCTTTCGGCACCGCCGGCAGCTTCACTTACTGGATCAATTACAAAATTAGTTTGAGAATTTCCTAAAGAATCAACGAGAGATGCAGTAGCAACGAAATTATTTGCCTTATTAGCCAAAGTTCCATTTGTAATTAAATAAGAAATTGAAACTAATGAACCATCAGATATTGATTTTCCAATTACATCATCACCAAAATAGATATCGTATCTTCTGTTTTTTCCCTCTTGAATATAAAAAACTGGAGAAGTTGTTGTTGTTTCTGATGCATCAGATGCTAGTGTATAAACCTCAGAAGATGTATTTGTAGAAGATGGCTGAACAGACACCGTTATTGTAGAAGTATCTACTCCATCATCCAAAATTGTGAAGATTTGTTTTGGATTAGTTGCTTGAGTGTAGGTGTAAGTATAAGTTACTAATTGTCCCTCATGTATTGTTAAATTTGGAAATGTAAAATTTGTATTTGACTTTGTTACAATCGTTTCTTCTAAAGTAACAAAACTATAACTAACGCCATCAATTTCACTAGATAAAAATCTAAATCCTTTTGGTATGGTGATTGTCGATGCAACATTTGAAGTAGTATTTACCGTAAAATTAATTGTTGCACTGGGTGCCTTACGAGAATAAGGAACGTAACCCAAAACCTTAGCATGAGAAATTACAGAGTCTCTAAGTAAAGCCGTATCCATGAAGGCCTCATTGGCAATCATGTTTAAGTAATATGCCTGATAGTGTGTATTATAAGCAAGAATATCAAGCAAAACTGACAAACCCGAACCCTCAAAGTCGTAATCTGTAAACTCTGATTGTGCTTGTAAATATGTTTTTAGATTTTGTTTTATCTGGTCAAAATCAAGTTCAGTTACTCTTAAACGTTCGGTCATTTTATCTTATGCGTTCTAAAAAGAAGTTAATCGTTATTGGATTTGGCAAATTTATAATGAAAAATTGCATTGTTACGTAATAACCATTATCATCTGGAGCAGGAGATGCTGTAATACTATCAACTTCAACTCTAGGCTCAAAATTTTGAATTACTTCTACAATTTGTCTTTCTAATGCTGCGCCAGAAATTGAATCCACCAACTCAAATAAAATTTGTCTGATGCCCGATCCTATCTCTGGTCTAAAGGGTCTTTCATAAAAGTTAGTGGATACTAAGTTTTTTACTGAATTAATTATTGCACGTTCATTTACGTGTTTATTCACATCTTTTTTAACAGGATGTGGGGTAAAATTTAAATCCAAATCTTTATAGCTTCTTTCAGAAACTATTGAAGGGTTGTTTGATGTAATTGTTGTTGACATCGTTTATTTATTCAACCGGCAAAAACATTTGGTGAACCAGATGCGACGGCAGTGCATCCCCCAATACCATCACCAACACGACCAGCACCTCTACCATTAACTCTTACAGTGCTGGAACCAGACGAAATTGCTGCCACATGCACTGAACATGGATTATCATTTGGTATTAGATGTGGTGTGTTAATATGCCCTTGACAACTCCAAGGTATACCGTTTACCAAAACATTTGTTGAACCTTGGGCTCTTGATGGTGTTGAACAATGTGTAATGTCCATATCTCCAATTCTACATGCTGCTGGCATAATTTTCTCCTATTCTGCTGGTTCAACCCAACCAGGGGGGTCTGAAATATAAGTTGGTGTAATAATGTTTCCGGAAGCATCTTGAGAAGTTCTACCTGGTGCTATTG